TATTTGCGTGAAACAATATGGAGTGCATGCCCTCCGTTTACTTGTAATCGATTACGGGGGCAAAAGTATTGAGTAATAGCTTGATAGCGGATTAAGTTATGTTTGAGGTCTTAACCTGTTCTTAAAGTTTTTTCAGTTGTTTGATATACTTGTCTATGATTGCATATCCTTTCACATGGTCTATGTCTTTCACATAATTCGTAGCTGTGGCTAAATCACCTTGATTGAGGTATTTATCCCTACTTTTGTCTTTGGAAAGAAAGAGTTTATGGTTGGCAATAACCGATTGCCAATTGGGGGTAATCAGGTTGCGATAGCTCAACTCTGAAAAAAGAAAAGCGAGATACCTGTTATTATTAGACCTGAATATGACTTTGGGCTTGCAAGAGAGTATCGCTTTCAGGTCGTCAGAAGTTACGGGGGCATTGAACATCTTAACCTCATTCATACATTCCGCAATCAATTCTATCTGACCGTCATTAAGAATTGATTCAAACTGATTTTCCGTTTCAGCGACGGGAGGTACGGCTATTACTGGAGAAACGATAGTTGGCTCCGGATTCAGTTCTACCTGTTCCTGTTGCGGCTGTGTTTCTACCTGCGCTCTATCCTCTTTCTTTTTTCGCAAGTATGCCGAATATCTTTCCAACACAACAGCTTTTACTGTCATGGAGAAATAAGGTAGTTCTTCATCGTAAACTGTATTATCCTGCGCATATTGGGAATAATTGAACGAAAGAGGAGAGAATGAAAGATATTTTCTTTTTTCATCAGGCTTCAAGGCTTCATAAAAACCGCTTTCCCAAAAGAAATCGGGTACAGAGTAGAAATTTTGGATGTCATTCAGTGCTGAATAACGGATATATAGTTGCGCTAATTCATTAACAGCATGTATATATTCCTGACGTTCCAGTTCATCAGCCTGTTCTCCATTCAAGTATCGAACCTTGACGATGATACTGTCTATCAAAATTTGGCAGGCATAGTTTATGCAACGGTTGAATATGCCTTGTATATAATCGAATTTTACTTTCAGTTCTTCTTCTGTCATAATATGCTCTGTTTCAGTTAGTAGCGGCAAAGATATATTTTTCCAGTAAAACATAGGCAAAAAAAGAAAGAAAGTGCGGCTATCAGCGTTCCGTACTTTCTTTCTTTTTAAATTAATCCGTTAAGTTTGGTATCAAACTTATCGCTTCTTCTTTCTTTTTATCTACAATCTTGGCATAAATTTGAGTTGTAGCAATGTTCTTATGCCCCAATAACTTGCTAACTGTGTATAAATCTGCACCTAATGTTAACATCATGGTAGCGTGGGTATGTCTTGCAACATGCACAATTTAAGCAAAAGCAACGGAAAGTGAAGATGAGAGAAATGAACTGCAAGTGGTTGAGAATGAGCAATATTTCATAATTCTGCCAATTGGCTGCAAAGCAAAGCCGAGCAGGATATTGAGTTATTTCAGTTACCAAACCGTTAGCGGTCAGTTACCGAAACCAACACTGCTAACGAGGTGAAAAACAAATAGTTTGTCACCAGTGTTTGTTGCACTGTTCTGCACAACTTTCAATGCCGGAGAATGCTTACTGATTGATTATTTTTGCAAACTAAAAAAGTAAGCAGATGAAAGTTGAAAAATTCAAGGTGCTGCTCTACCTCAAAAAGAGCGGATTGGACAAGAACGGTAAGGCTCCCATCATGGGACGCATCACCCTCAACCGAACAATGGCGCAGTTCGGTTGCAAGTTGTCATGTACGCCAAAGTTATGGAATCCACGTGAGAGCAGACTTGACGGCAAGAGCAAGGAGGCTGTGGAAGTGAACGCCAAGATTGACAAGCTGTTGCTGGCAATAAACTCAGCCTACGAGTCACTTGTGGAGCGCAAGACGGATTTTGACGCAAAGGCGATAAAGGACCTGTTTCAATGCAGTGCAGACACTCAGATGACCTTGTTGAAGCAGCTTGACGCCATCATTGCGGACATTGAGTCAAGAATCGGCATCGACTACAAGAAAGGCACGCTCCCAAACTACCAGTACACTCGCCTGACATTGGGATTGTTCGTCAAGAAGCGTTATGGAACTGACGATGTGGCATTCGGTGAGCTTGACGAGCAGTTTATCCGTGAGTACATGGACTTTTGCTTGGACGAGAGAGGTCTTGCACTTGATACAGTCCGCCACTATCTCGCCATATTGAAGAAGACCTGCCGAATAGCTTTCAAGGCAGGACACTCCGAGCGTTATCATTTCATGCACTTCAAGCTACCTCAAAAGAAAGAGAATCCACCAAAGGCATTGACACGTGAGGACTTCCTAAAAATTCGTGACCTCGAAATACCAGAGCGAAGAAAATCGTTGGCTTTGACCCGTGACCTTTTTCTTTTCGCCTGCTATACAGGCACGGCTTATGCCGATACGGTTTCCATCACGGAAGAAAACCTCTTTCGTGATGAGGAGGGCAGCCTTTGGCTGAAATACCATAGAAAGAAGAACAAGATGCTTGCACGTGTGAAGTTACTGCCAGAGGCGCTTGCCATGTTGGAGAAATACAAAGACCCAACAAGACCTACTCTTTTACCGCCACAGGAATTTCGAGTGCTGAGAGGTAATATGAAAAGTCTCCGAGTATTATCTGGCATAAGTATGGATTTGGTCTATCATGTTGGACGGCACAGTTTCGCATCGCTCGTTACGCTCGAAGAAGGTGTTCCGATAGAGACTATCAGCAAAATGCTTGGTCACAGCAACATTCAGACCACGCAAATCTATGCACGTGTCACCCCGAAAAAACTATTTGAGGATATGGACAAGTTCATCGAAGCCAACAAAGACTTCAAGTTTGTCCTGTAATATTTTCACAAAATAAGAAAGGAACATAACAATGAGAAGTACATACAAGCAGTTTTATTATATCAACCGTGGCAGAGTAAAGGCAGACGGAACCACATCTATATTTTGCCGTATCACGATTGACGGCAAAGTGTCAGCCATAGCAACAGGTCTTTACTGTGCTCCCGAAGAATGGGACACGAAAAAAGGTGAAGCCAAGAATGCAAGAGTGAACGGACAACTGCAAGCGTTCAGACTAAGAATTGACGAAGCCTACGAGCAGGCAACAAAGGAAAAGGGCATCGTTACCGCCGAGATTCTGAAGAATGTTATTGTTGATGCAAATACTATCCCGATGACATTGCTTGCTACTGGCGAGGAGGAGCGTGAACGCCTCAGGCTGCGCTCCATCCGTATTAACTCAACATCTTCTTATCGCCAATCTAAGACATCGCAGCTCAACTTGCGAGAGTTCATCGGGTTACGAGGAATGAATGACATTGCATTTGAAGATTTGACTGAGGAATTTGGCAAATCTTATAAGTTGTTCTTGATTGGCAAAGGGTATAGTGCATCCAATACGAACCATAATCTCTGTTGGTTGCAACGCTTGGTTTATATCGCTGTTGACAGAGGTCTGCTGAAATTCAATCCACTGGAAGATGTCGGATATGAAAAGAAAGGCTCACCAAAGCGTAGACATATATCCAGAAATGACTTGCTGCTCATTATGGAGACTCCTATGGAAGATAAGGCTTTGGAGTTGGCACGAAGAATGTTTGTTTTCTCCAGCCTTACAGGTTTGGCTTATGTCGATTTACGTAACCTGTATCCACACCATATCGGGATGACGGCAGACGGTAGAAAATACATCCGTGAGAAAAGAGCAAAGACCAACAACGAAGCGTTCATTCCCTTGCATCCGATAGCTGAACAAATAATGTCGCTATACAATACAGCGGATGATAGCAAACCTGTTTTTCCTCTTTCTTCACGTGATTCCATGTGGTTTGAATTTCATTCACTCGGTGTGGCTTTGGGTATCAATGAGAACCTTACCGCACATGTTGCAAGACATACATTCGGAGTAAACATGGTTACTTCGGGCATATCAATGGAAAGCGTTGCCAAGATGATGGGACATTCCAATCTGCGAAGCACCCAAATCTATGCCGTTATCACCGATAACAAGATTTCCATAGACATGGACAAACTGATGCAACGCAGAAAAACAAAAGAAACTGACCAAAAGAGAAATAAGGAGGACGAAAAATGAACAGAGGAGTTATAACTA